GGAACCATTACACGCGGGTACTCTCAGTTCTTTCATGAGACTGAACTGAGGGCCTGGTTTAGTGGCGAATTCAGGTACTGGTTGCCTTCGCTGGTGCATGACAGCTACGACAAGGCGTCGTGGGCTGTGAATCGGATGCGCTATTTAGGCATTCGAGTGAACCCAGCGTTGGTGTGGAAGTTATCTCCCTGGTCCTGGCTTGGTGATTGGCTTACAAAGGGTGCCGTCCGGCAAACTTTGGAAGCTTTAACCACCGACGATAACATCGTTGCTAGGTACGCGTACGTAATGTGTCACCTCATTAAGAGGACTCGACATTTCGCTACCGTGTTTCTTATAAACGGTGCTAACGCGAACTGTTCTTGGACTGCTTTTGTAGAGTCCAAGGATAGAGAACGTGCGTCTCCTTTCGGATTTGGCCTGTCAGCTGCCGATTTGAGCAGCCGACAACTTGCAATACTAGCAGCCCTCGGGATAACCCGGGTGTTCTAGTACGGCGTTCTGCCGACGTGCGAGCGATAGAGCTTGGGGAGCTCAATCGTCGTCGTCAGGACTTAACCCCCGAAGATTGTTCTTACGGAGGTCTATCCATATGGCTTTAGCCGACCCACAAACATTCGGATCGTCGACTCTGAACTTAATACGTCCAGAACCGACGCGATCCACGTATCAGAATTCGGATGGTGATATTAGACTTATCGTCTCGTATCAGCAAGACAAACAAAAGACACGATATCTTGTACGTGCGGAGGCGGACTCGGTTGAAACCGACCCGCTCACCGGCGCCTCGAAACTCGTGGTACTGTCTGCCTATGTGGTCATTGACCAGCCTGCGCTCGGAATTTCCGACACAGAGGCCAAAGATCACACTCTGAACCTTTTAACGTGGTTAAGCGCTTCAAGCGCCGCCAATTTGGTCAAGGTGTTAGCGAACCAGCATTAGTGCTGGAGATCCCACCTGATCAGCATAGAGATAGCTCTATGGTATTGGTCCTTGTGTTTGCCACAGGGTCAAACCTGTGGGGCTACTTCGTATGGTTGGATGTCTACCCCCAGTGATGGAGGATGACATGCGATCACTGCACCGTAAGGTGAGAGACCGCCGCCACGTCCCTGCCGAGCAGGTACGGGGCCTTCTAGAACTAGCACAGGTTGTCTACCAAGACGCCTGTGCCGAGTGCGCAGTCAACCCTGATCCTCGAGACCTAAAAACATTGGTCAAGAGGACAGAAGATGAGGGGTTGTCATTCGTGACAATTACCCTCCCCACATTCTGCCGTGACTTCGAAAGGAGTCTGGCAGATCGTAGGATAGACTCAAAATCCTTCGCGGCTTTCCGGAAGGATCGAGCAATCCCTTCATTCCTGAAAGGTATGCTCAGTCTCATCTTCGATAGGAATACAGGAGAACTAAATGATTCCCCCGGAGCTAATCCTCGGAGCCATGGGGATCTTGTTGCAGCTGTACGGCAAATTTGCCGTCTCTACAACAAGCTCCAGACTCCCTGCTCTCCCGAAAGGGAGAGGGAGGCTCTCCAGGGTTTTGCCATTTTGGAGCAGAACCTCGCAGAGTCTGAAGTCCAGGACGTTGATGTTGAACGCTTTGATAGCGTTTCTCGTCACCTGTGGGATCCTCTCTTTAGGGATTTTAACCCTTTTGAGATAAGTCCACGTCACGGACCTGGTGTAACCGCGGAGCGTATTAGAGGTAACTCAAAATACGCTTGGCGGCTATGGCACGAACGACTCGAACCGTACTTCCCTTTTCTCGGTTTTGCGCTCCCGATGGGAGCCTTTGCCGAAGAGGAGTTCGATCAGGTAGCGTTCGTCCCACCTAGTGCAGAGTCACCTTCACGGGTGATAGCTGTGCCTAAGACTCTAAAAGGACCAAGGATCATCGCCGCTGAACCGATTTCCGCTCAGTATGCACAGCAAGC